GAATATGGCCGCCGGACGCAATAGGCCGAACCTGTAGCGCTCCACCCCAAGGGGCAGTTGTTCACCTTGACCACGGCAGGTCTGGCAGCCTTGGCGGGGACGCAATAGGACCCTTGGACGTACCAGCCAAGGGGGCAGCTGCTGATCTTCGGGACGGGGGTGGTAGCTAGCACCAGCACAAGGGTGAGACTCATGAGACTCTGAATGAGATTTAAGCCATGAATGGGTTTTCAGCGAGGGCGAAGCCCGAGCATGAATGACTTTCTGTATCACACTACAGCCCGATGCGACAAAAGCCAGCTGCTCCAGTGCAGATGTACAGGTTTTGTCGCAAGCCGTGAATGGAAATCCAGGCTATGAATGGGTTTTTGGCTCGTTGAGTAGGCGGTCCATCTCGGTGGCTTCGTGCATGGCCATGTGTGCCAGTCGATCCAGGGAATCGTTGAAGCAGTAATAGGAACTCATGAGGCAGGCAACCTGGGTCAGCGTCATGTCTGAATGGGCCACATAGGCCAGTTCGGGCATGTAGTGATCGAACCAGGCCTTTAGGTCGCTTTGGGCTTCGTTGGTCAGGCGTACCAGGCTGGACATGGTGGGGTGAATGGATTTCCCTACCTATTGCCGAGTGAGACTCATAAGACTTGCGGTGAGACCTCCAGGCCCGCAAAGTAGCGCTCCACCCTGGACATGAATGACTCTTCTGCGTCGGCGAGGTCACGAGCCGACATTGAATGGACGTTGGGGGCGCCGCAGCGGCGGGCGAGAACGATGGCTGCTCCAGTTGGCTGGAGGCCGGTTAGATGCTTGAGGCCGAGGCTGTAGGCCCCGCATTGGTCGATGTATGAATGGCCGGCGGGCAGGCGTTCCAGGCCTTCGTCGTCTTTGGTGGTTTTGCGGCCCACGCTGGTCTTCCAGTCGGCTAGTACCAGTGCATTGTTTTTCATGCCGATGAGGGCGTCACAGGTGCCCGCGAAGCCTGCAGGGTGGTGGACGCTGAACTCGGAGGCGAAAATCTCCGTGACGTTATCGGTGATCCAGTCAGACAAGCCGCGGGCGTAGCCTGAGGCGCTCCAGCCAACGCGGGGGACGTTGGGGCGGACTTTGGTGAGGGCCCACTGGGTGATCTTGGGCGGGATGCGTGCCAGGCCGTCAGCGTCCCAGTTGATGGCGTTGCGCTTGTTTGCAGTGGAGCGTGCCAGCTGCTGGGCAGTTTTCAGGAGATATTCAGCTTGTGAATGGGCCATGTTGCCTCGGGTGGCGGCAACGTTTCTTTGTTGTGAAGCCTCGGCCTCGCCGAGGCGAGCGACCCAGCGTTCCAGTCCTGTCTGGTCGCTAGTCTCCTTTAGGATGTGTGTAACACTATGGTATATGTTGCCGTTGGCGTCGCGGTAGACCCTGAATGGGCCAGTGTCGTCACGTTCCAGCCTCCATCTACGCAGTGATGCCAGTGTGTCTTGCGTATTTGAAGGCATTTGAATAGTTTGTCCCACTAATAGATTACCCTGTCAAGCTTGGTTTGGCAAGAAAAAGCCCCCGGTGAAGGGGGCGATAACTTTCGTGTTATCAAGCAGGCTTGAACGGGTTCGCGCCTGTGAGCAAGCGCGAAATATCGAAACCTTCGGCCTTGGCTTCAATCCACGCGGAATCAATGTGCTCTTGGCTGCCTTTCTTGCGGGGGACGGGGCGGACGGTGTACTCGGTGGTGAGGCCGCTGCCCTTTTTGCTGATGTTGAAGTCCCAGGAGAGGAGTTCGGCGTAATCCTCCATTTGGGAGATCGAGTCCAGCTCTTTGAGGATGGACTTTTGGGTGATCTGGAGGACTTGGACTTTGCCGGACTCGTAGTTGTAGACGGGGACGGCGATGGCGAATTTGACGTCGACGGTGCCAGGGCCGCCGCGGCCTTCGCGGGGCTCGAAGTCGCCCATCTCGGAGGTGATGTCCTCGGGAGTGGGCTCGTAGTCAAAGCGGAAGGGCTTCGAGGCGCCGTCGCAGGTGCCCCAGCACTCGTAGAACTCCAGGGGTTCGTCGGAGAGCATTGCGAAGCGGACGGAGCCGCCGTCGGGGAGCTTGCTGAGCTGCAGGTAACCACCGCCAGCACCATTGCTGGAGACGGCTGCCGAGGCTTGCTTTGAAAGGAATGGCATGGTCGTTTGGGTGTTTTGGGCGTCGCCTGGGTGGCAACTGTGTCACAGTAGCACGGCCTTGACCGCATGGCTAGGCTACAAAAATGCCCCAACGCTGGAGGGCGGTGGGGCGTGTTTCTTCATCTCTTGTAGGAGTCTAACACTGTGTCTTATGCGACGCAAGACTTGCTGGCGTTTGTGCGCCAGCTGCCGGTAGGGCTGGCGTATGCGCCGATCTATGCCAAGGATCGGTTGCTCCAGTCGGGGAAAGTTTCTAAGGGCAAGACGCCGCTGGAGCGGGCGCATCATGCGGTGATGACGCCGGCGGACGTGGCGCTGCAGATCGAGCGCAAGCCGGATGTGTTCCAGGCGGTGGGGGTTTTTACGGGGCCTCGCAGTGCGGGTCTCGTGATTCTTGACGTGGATCGCAATCTGGCGAAGCTGAAAAAGAAGTGGGGTGAGTCGCTGGAGGGTGCTCCAGTCGTTACGAGTACGAAGGCGAATGCGGCGAAGTACCTGTTTCGGGTGCCTGAGGCCCTGTGGGGGTCGGTGAAGGGTTTTGGGTTGTCGGATACCGGGGCCGGGTACGAGGTGCTGTGGGGCCGTCAGGGGCTCCTCTACGGGGCTTATCCGGGCTCCAGTGATGGGAAGGCACCGGAGGGGTCATATGGGTTTGAAGGTGACCTGGAGGCGCTTCCAGAGGCTCCTGAATGGCTTGTGGCGGAGATGAAGGACCACGCCGGCAAGGAGATTGCTGATGGGGGCTTCATCAAGAACCGCAAGGCGCTGGATTTCTCGGATCGAGATCCAGCTGAGGTGGCTGAGATTGTGCAGTCGGCCTTGCGGGTGATTCCGGGGCAGGGGGCTGGGAGTCGGGATCACTGGGTGAAGGTGGGGATGGCGATCCACTCGGAGTTGCCGAACGACCTGGGCTTGACGCTGTGGAGTGCTTGGTCGGCTGAGGATCCTGAGTATTCGGAGGAGTGGTCGGACTCCAATCCCTGTGAGGAGGTATGGAGGTCGTTCAAAAAGGGGCCGGTGACGCTGGGGACGCTGTTTTGGATGGCGGACCAGCAGATGCCGGGGCGGTTGTGGCTGTCCGAGGATCTGCGGAAGGTTGTGGCAGGTGCTGAGACAGACAGCGTTACTCGGATAACTCAGGCAACGCTTAACTTTGAGCAGGCCATGCGCCGTGTTACAGAGGCCATGGCACTGGAGGATCCAGGCCAGCGCAATTTTGAGTTGAACCAGATAACCATACAGTCTGGTTATAGAGATCAAGCAAAACTTGAACAGGTTTATGTTGATCACGTCGGTTTCAAAGAAAGCCCCGGACAGTTGACACTCGATACCATCAAACAGTACGTAACTCCGAGGGAATATTTAATTCCTGACGTGTTACCTAGACCAGCTGTGGTTGTTGTGTATGGAGCTGGCGGCGATGGTAAATCCATGGCGCTGTGGACACTGGCTAAACACGTTGTCGAGGGTTTGCCGTTTGTTGTACGCGGGAAACCCATGCCGGTACAGCAGGGCGGTGTTGTGATTCTTAACGGTGATCAACCGATTGCCGATTTGGTTGAGCAACTGGAGGAATGCGACTACCCGTTGGACGAGCGCACGCTGCTACGGCCTGATTGGTCACTGCAGTACTACGCGCAGTTTGTGGATTTGATGAAAAAGCGTAAGCCATCTTTGGTAATTATTGACTCTCTTATCGGGTGCTCCGGAGGTAAAGCGTTCGACGAGAATAAGTCTGAGTTTGCCATGCCTTTATATTGGCTGACTCGCGGTAACGGTGTTCTATGGCCTGCGGCAACAATTATGGTCATTCATCACGCAAATAAAACTGGTGGTTTTAGAGGTACATCGGCTATCAGGGATGCGGTCACTGAAACGTGGAGTTTGAAGCGGCCAGAAGAGGGTAAAAGCGACTTGGGTAAGGCCCACCGGTTAATCACCATCGAAAAATCGCGTTGCGGTCGAAGTGGGACCCAGCTGCTGATGCAGCAGGAAAAGGACTTGAGCTATTCGATACGGGATTACACACCGGAAGTGGATGAAACGGATACCACGCCGGCTAGCCACACGGACAGGGTGCTCCAGCGTATCCGCACTGGTTATCCACGCTGGTACACCCGTACAGACCTCAACTCCGACCCTTTGCTAGGCGGGAGTACGGCAGCTACCAGAAAGGCCCTCCAGCGCCTTGTTAAGCGGGGACTGCTGCGGGTGGAAGAACACTCCACCGATCGAGGTGGGAAACCGATCCAAACGTTCCAGGCTGTACTGGCTTGCACGCGCGGAGAGGGTGGAGATGTGTCCCATTCAGGGCAAAACCCTTCTGCTGGAACGGAAAAGCAATGGGACACCCAGTCCGCAAAGCCGGAAGTGTCCCATTGCTCCGTGCTCCCTAACGAGGCAATGGGACACACCGACACCCGAGAAACCGGGTGTCCCATTGCAAAACGCAGTGGTGATACTGGTTTTGACCTCAATGGGACAGTTGCTGAGTATCCCCGCGCGAGGGATGAACGCACAGACGCGGAACTAGATGCGCTTAAAAATGCATCAAGCAGTGCATGGTCTGTGTAAACGGGTGTAAACTGATGCGGCCTTACGTACTTTGTATGCGCCGCATCACTTTTTCGTGTTCTTCAGAAACTTCCGCGCAACTCGACTGGCTCTGTGCTCAAACGATGCGGAAGCCTTCAAATTTGCTCAGCTTGTTGATTCACCAGGAACTCGACAAGCATCTAGACAGCCTGTCCGCAGAAGCGCGGCTAGACGCACTCGATTTAATTTATGGGCAACCTGAATCCAACTAACTTGCTCCTAGGGCTGCTCCGGGTTGCCGGGTGGCTGTTGTGGAGACCTTCGATGGCGACGCCAACCAAGCCCAAGCGCGAACCACGGCCTCCTCGGAGGCCCAAGTTCACCTTCGCCCAGTACCCGGTGCCGCCGGAGGTCCACAGCATCATCCGCACCACCTGGTACAAGAACGGCAAGACCGTCGAGGTGGACGAGATCCGGGTGATGGAGTGCCCGGATGCCATCAACGTCTTCCACTACCTCTGTGGTGGGGCGCTGAAGCAGGGTTGTGACGTCACCGTGCTCACCACCTACGAGCCCGAAGAGCTGGGCGTGCCATCGCCGTGATGGGATTGTTACGGATTACAACAGCGTGGCTTGCCGGATGGCCACTACTGTGCAAGGGTAAGGGGGTTCAACCAACGGGGGAGGCGCCTGTCTCCCTCCCACAAATGACCCACCAAACAATCCTTCCTCCCGAAAATCTCAGCACCTGGTACTTCGCGATTCGCTGGGCTCGGTTTTCGCTGGAGAACCAGACGGCCCAGGCTGAGCGGGAAGGCTTCTCGACCGACTACAACAACGAGGTCATTCGCCAGCTGCTGACCATCGAGGACACGCTCCAGGCTGACTGGGACGCCTACATGGAGTCCATCACGCAGAATCAGCCGGAGGTGGCTAGCCATGTCTGATGTTGTGTCTGTCGAAAGTCTTGATTGTGGTGCTGATGACCTCTGCTCTGTTGTGGCTGTCGTCGATGATGCTGCTGTTGTCATGCCGGCAACGCAGTTTGAGCCGGAGGAATACGGGCCTGCCTTGTGCAGAGGCACCTTCTACCTTCAAGATGACGAAGTGATCCCCACAGACGATGTCGAACTCAGCGAATTCGTCGCAGACCGCGTCCTCTACTGGCAGGTCATCGACACGTCAGATTACTGAGTCCTTGGCCCGCTTCATCCGCAACGAGAACGACTACGACGACTGGGATTACGGGACTGAGCCGATTCCACACGACACTTCTTGGGTTCCGCCGGGCAGCGTGCTGCATCTGTATGCTCACCTGCTCCAGCGCTTCCAAGAGGAGGAAACCGTCAACATGGCCCGCCTTGCGGCCTTGGCAGTCACCGAGATTCTCACTCTCCCACCTGAGACTCTTTTGAGACTCTCCAAAACTTTCGTCCCCTAGTACACTAACCACGTTTTCAATCTGACTATGCTCACTCTTCTCTCATCCAAAGACAGCGCTCAGCTCCAGTCGTATCTGACCGAGATCGGCACCGCACTGGAGAACCTGACCCAGATCCTGGAGCACGCGCAGACCGTTGCGGTCGAGGTCGACGCTCCAGTCCGTCAGAAAGTTGTGCGAGTTTCTGACACTCCGAAGTCTCAGCGTAAGACTCGTAAGTCTCGCCCTGGGAAGCGAGGGGTGTCGGTGCTGAACGAGCGCAAGGTGGCCGAAATCAAGCGCCAGCTGCAGGCTGGTGGGAAGTCGGTGGCCAAGATTGCGGCTGAGTTTGGCGTTCACGTCACCACGATCAACTGCATAAAGTGGGGTAAGACTTGGAAGGAGGTGCAGCCCGCTGCGTCCAAGCCTCTGGAGGTCGTGGAGATCATCAAGTGATTCTGTGCGACACAGAAATCCGGGCTCTCTGTGAAGAGGGCCTTGTTTCTCCTTACGATCCAGTCCTGGTGAATCCGGCGAGTCTCGATGTGAGACTCGGTCTGGAGTTGATGGTGGAGGTTGAGGAATACTCCGATCTCATTCCCATCGACATTGCGGGTCACACGCAAGCGAACCCGTTCTGGCTACGGCCGGGTGAGTTTGTGCTGGGGTGCACGCTCGAAACGTTTTTCTTGCCTAGTGATGTTGCGGCGCAGTTTGCGCTGAAGTCGACACGCGCCAGGCAAGGGATCGAGCACTTGATGGCCGGGTACTGCGATCCGGGCTGGAGCGGCTCCAAGCTCACGCTGGAACTGCAAAACGCCCGTAAGTTGCACCCGGTCGCGCTGTGGCCGGAGATGAAGATTGGACAGCTGGTGTTTCACCGCATGTCGAGTGTTCCAGCCAGGGATTATTCCGTTACAGGACACTACAACAATGACCTATCTGTTCAGCGTGCCAAGTATGTCTGATCCAGTTAACCAACCTGCTCATTACCAGCAAGGCGAGATCGAGTGCATTGAGGCTATGCAGTCAGCTTTGACGACAGAGGAATTCCGTGGGTACTGCAAAGGTAATGCATTCAAATATGTTTGGCGTGAAAGGCACAAAGGTGGGACTCAATCGCTTGAAAAAGCCAACTGGTACTTAAAGTATATTGTTGCTGTTGATGAGACCCATGGAAACGTATAAGTTTGAGCTAATCCATGCTGATAATGCACAGCAAATCACGCATGTTGTTAGCAGTAAGTTTAAGGCACTGCTACTTTCAAGTGTCGTTGATAGCTTTGTAGAGTTTGCGGTTGAGTGTGGGTTTGATAAAAAAGCCGTGCTTAACGTGCTCCAGGCACGTATAGATGAAGAGGCCGCTGTATGACTTCATGGACTGGGAGTGGTTTGCGCTACTTGCAGTTGTTTACTGCTTGGTCTGCGCTCTTGTTATTTGTCTAGGTAAGTTTTTACTGCCATGACTCCTTACAAGTGCTACAAAATTCAAATGCAGGTGACCACGACTGAGTTGCTGGCGCCTAGCATTGCCTCTGCCATCCTGGCGGCACAGGAGTTGTATCCGGGCCAGGAAATTCTCAGTGTTCTTTTACAACCCGAATGGGAGGATTGCGATGACTAGCCCTCTGTGGAAACAGATGGAAATGCAGCTGGAGCGCCAGGGACAAGAGTGGCCGCCGAAGGTAGCGCGGGTGCTACGTGTGTTGGCGAACCAGGAAAAGATCACGTCCGAGCAGCGCGAGTGGCTGTTGCGTGAGGCTGTGGATGCTGAACTTGCGGGGTAATGGCGTTCAAAAAACAGCTTTTACCTACATGCCCGGCATGTAAAGAACCTCGTTTGCGCGTGATCGAAACTGAAGCTACTGGTGCATCCGTTCGCAGGCGTAAAAAATGCGATGCGTGTGGACATCGTGTGACTACGCACGAGATTTCTGAGGAGGCGTTTAATGCCTCGAAACAGAATGCCGCCGTACTCAACAAAATCTACGCAGCCTTAAATAAGGATGCTCCAGTGATGGACGTTATTAAATGTTTCGACTGTAAGTTTAATAACGGCGATCACTGTTCACTTGATTTACCTGAGTTTGGTACTGATGAGGCTTACGACTGTAATTTGTTCTCGCCCAGTCCCTGATGGAATCGAACGACAAAGCGAAACGGGTTCGCTACAAAACCGTGAATATCCGCGTCACGGATGAAGAGGTTGCCATGGCGCGGAAGCTCGGGAACGGTAATGCGTCCCACGGCTACAGGTTGGCAGTGCGGTACGCGGAAAAGCGTTCCATGCGGCCCATCCCGCTCAGCACGCTGCTACGTGCGGCGGCTGAAATGGCTGCCGACCTTGAAGGCAGTGCACACATTGGCGCTCCAGCAAAATGAACTGCAGTGCATGTGGAGCAAGTCAGGTCAGACTTGTCAGCTCCAGGCTCAATGCTGCCGGTGATCGGCTTAAGCGGTTCGAGTGCAGGGTCTGCCTGCACCGCTGGGGGTCTCGAAACGGGACTCTTGAGTCTCACTACGATCCGTGGAAGGAGATCGACTGGCGGGTTCCAGCTGGAGATGGGTGCCGAGACTGCGTGCACTACGCCAAGGGGTTTTGCTCGCTGGGGTTTCCGGAGGCTAAGGATCCTGCATTTGTTACAGAGTGTGAAGCCCGGTCGGTGCAGGGCGGTGTTCTTGTAGTACAGTAAGCAGGCACTAGACCCACAGGTCAGCACCTCATGTTCAGGTTCTGCGTTTTTGATAAACACAAGCAAGTGTTTATCGACCGAGAAATTCCAGTTGCGTCGTCTATGCAGCAGGCCCGACGTTTCGTCGGGCAGCTGCTGGCTCTTGGCATGTTGGAGTTACCAGCTAAAGCCGCCGGTTACCGGATTGTGGAGGTACCTAGCAATGACTGACTACAAAGCAATGCCCGAGCAGTGGGCACAGATTGAACGCAGCCAGGTGTTTAACGGTTCGTTCCAAGCCTGCGTCCTCGAACTGCGCACCAGGGTCGAGGCGTTGGAGGCCAACTCCAAGCCAACTCCTAATTCCTCCCAAATTGGGAGGTCGTTGGTGGAGCGGGTTACAAAGGTTGTTTTTCCGCGTGTTAGGCCTTATCGGCTTAAGTGTTTTGAGCCCGAAGCCCGAGCCGCGATTCGCGAGGTGGCGGCGTGGATCGAAGAAAACAAGCACGAGCATTGGAGCGCGGTTTCCAGGATGCTGCGTGCTGAGCTTGAGCAGGAGGCTAAGTGATGACTAAGTATCTTTTTGGGCTGGAGTATTTGCATACGCTCCAGAACGCTACGACGATTGCGTTTGACTGTGAGACGACGGGGCTCCAGCCGAAGTTTGGCGGGTTGCGGTTACTGCAGTTGGCGGCGCTGGATCGAGAGCCAGTCATCATTGATTGCTGGGATCTCAGTGATGACGACTGGGTCACAGTTGAGGAGTTTTTTGCGCAGAAGCGTTACTGGCTAGCGCACAATGCAGTGTTCGATCTTGGTTGGTTACAGGAGCACGAGATTTATCCCGAGGGGGATGTACTTTGTACCATGCTGGCTAGCCGCATCCTGACCAACGGGATGCCCAACGTGAAGCACGGGCTCCAGCACGTTGTGAAGCGTTATCTCAAGGAGGAGATCTCGAAGGAAGAGCAGAAGAGTGACTGGAGTGGGGAACTTACGGAGGAACAAATGTACTATGCCGCCAAGGATGTGGCGGTGTTGATTGAGTTGGATGGGCCGATTAACCAGCGGATGGCAGAGGCGAATCTGCACCATGCGTGGTTTCTGGAGTGCAAGGCGTTGCCGGCGATGGCGCAGCTTTGGCGAACCGGCCTGCCGTTTGATCGCAAGTCACTAGAAATGCTCCAGCAGGAGTTAGCGCTGGAGCATCAGGAGCGTGGGCGGGAGTTTTTACTGTCACTGGACGAAGCGTTGCCGGCCTCTAGCAAGCTACCGAGGGATCCCGATGGCAGCATCAATACGCGCTCCAAGGCCACTGGCACGGTTCGAGGTGGGGACAAGATGGAGGCTGGTTTTAACTTGAACAGCCCCAAGCAGTTGTTGGATGTCTTTACAAAGTTGCTGGGGCAGAAGCCGGTGGATGCGAACGGGAAGGCGAGTGCCAGTCGGCAAGCGTTGCGGGAATACGCTGGCGATCACCCAGTGGTGGCTGAGTATCTGGCGTGGAAGCGGGTGGAGAAGCGGCGGCAGATGGTGGAGTCGTTGTTGAAGCACCTACAGGCGGATGGGTTTATACGTGCCAGCTACATGCAGCTCGGGGCGGATACGGGGCGCATGTCGTGTATTAGTCCCAATCTCCAGCAAGTACCGAGAGATTCAAGATTTCGTGGGTGTGTGCAGGCACCTTCCGGGTGGAAACTGGTAGTTGCGGACTATGCACAGATGGAACTGCGGCTTGCGGCTGCAGAGGCTGAGGATGATTTGATGATCCAGGCGTTCCAGAAAGGCATGGACTTGCACACACTAACTGCGATGCAGATTTACGGAGTTGATGAACATGAAGTCACTAAAGAACAGCGCCAAGTTTCTAAGTCTGCAAACTTCGGTCTGTTGTATGGATCGGGAGCCAGAGGATTACGCAACTATGCAGCTGGAATGGGGATACAAATGGATCTTGATGAGGCGGCAGAAGTTAGAGAAAAGTTCCACGCAGCGTATAGAGGAATCAGCCGGTGGCAACGCCAAAATGCTCTCGCAGCTGATGCGGCTAAGAGCAATCCTGCCATCAGAATTCGTCGCTCGCAACTGCGGCGGTTTCTTCCGGGTGAGCACAACAAGCTGACGACACGCTGCAATACTCCGATCCAGGGGGCTGGTGCAGCTGTGTTAAAACGGACCCTCGGGAAGTTGTGGCCGCTTTTGCGGAAGGAAACTGAGGATGTTGTAAAACTGGCTGGCGTGGTGCATGACGAAGTGATTCTTCTCGTGCGGCAGGATCAGGCGGATAAGTGGGCGCTCCAGCTGGCAAAAGTTATGGAAGAGGCCGAGGCAGAATGGTTGGGTGTTGTGCCAGCGCTGGCGGAAGCGCATGTAGGCGACTCGTGGCTGGAGGCGAAGTGATGGACGGGCACTGCACTTGGTACTTTGCGTGGATTCGGGATAAGGCCGGGTTGATAAGAGAGGTTCCGGTGCAAGCGGAGAATACGTTTATGGCGCAGAAAGCCGCGCTGGCGTTACATCCCAGTGGGCGTGTCGTCAGAATTGCGTTGGCGCCGCCGGACTGGGATGGGGAAGACAGGTAGAGAGCTTGTGATGGAGCGGCTGTACGCTGCGATCCGCCGATCCACAACGGCGGATATTCAGCGTGCAGCCATGTTTCTGGAGTGGGCGTACGAGGTAAGGAAAGGGTGCGCCAAGCAGAGGGCGGGGGCGCGGAAAGCCCAGGCGTATGCGTGGCGGAAACAGGTGGATGCTCCAGCTCGCTGGTAAGGCGGTGCTATTGTGTAGCAGAGTAGACCAAATTTAGGATGCCTCTGCGTCACGGCCAGAAGTGGTACTGCCAGTTGTTGCTGGATACCCACAGGTACGCGCTGGTGGAGAAGCTGGCGGAGAAGGAAGGCAAGCGTCCCACGGCACTGTTGAGGGACATGGTGTACGCGGCATTGGAGAAGGCGCTGCCAACGTCGGAGTACAAGGCGGCGGAAGCGGCGGATCAGGCTGCGTGGGCCGAGTCCATAAAACGACGAGTGGAAGGCAGGCAGCGTTCCAAGCAAGAAGGAACCTCAGACGCATGAGACTTAGTTGTTTTTCGTAATAAGTCTGGTGCGCTGAGGCAAGGTGGGCTACTGTTACACAGCCACGAGGTTTTTACGTGACGCGGTATCTCATTATTTGCGGCGACAAGTTTGTCGCGGCGGCGCAGCCGGACACTAAACGAATTCTGCTGACGGACCAGCGCGATGATGCTGGGTCGTGGGCGACGTACGAGCGCACCATCAAGGCGGCCAGGTTTGTGCAGGAGACGACCGGTATTGCTGTGTTTATTCAGCGTGTAAAGGAGCCGGAGTATCCTCAGTCTTGGACTAAATCACAGAAGAAAAGCGATGTGGTTTGAGCTGGAGATACGCAAGCCCGAGCGGCCGCCGATTCGCGACATTTTCCAAGGGCAGACCTTGGAGTGGGCGCTGTTCCAGGCGCACAAGAAATATCCTGGGGCGATCGTGTTTGTGCCGGATCAGCCGCCGAAGCCGAACTTGAGTCGGTCGTCGGATGGGCCGAAGAAAGCGCTCCAGCGCAAGCACGCTTTGGCTCAGCAGGAATCGCGGTCGTAGCCGCAGAGTTCAGCGAGGTTGTTGCTGGCCTCGCGGATGGCCCAGTCAGTTTTTATGCGCTCGATGCCGTACAGCTGGTTTAGCAGCAGTGCGGCTTTGAGTAGTTCGTCGTAGTTTCGTGCTTCGTGCAGTGTGCGGAGGTATTGATCGCGGGCATGTTGGCTTAACTGGTGCTCTAAGCGTGGCTCAAGAGGGTTGGCGTTCATGTCAGGCGGGGCGGATGCGAAGGAACCAGCCCGAGTCAGGGCCGTCGATGAGCCAGCGGGGGAGCCAGTTCTTCTTGGAGTATGCGACGCCTGCGCCGCCTTTGTTGCTTACGTAGCCACCATTCACAAGATCCGCTTCGCCGTTGGGGTCGTTGTGGATGAAGTGGGTGGGGGTAAAACCAATGGCCACGCTCCAGTGACCAGTGCCGCTCGGAGAAGAAACTGGACCGCGGTGTAACCAGCCGACTGGGGTGGGGCGGCCTTCCTTGATTTGTTCCTCCAGGTCTGCAGCGGTTGCATCTTGGATGAAGTCAGCTTTGAGTCCCAGCTCGCGGAGGGTTGCGATTTGGGCGTGGACGCTGGTGCTGTCTCCGTGTTTGCGGCGGAGGACGTTGTAGGCGTCGTCGTTTCCGATCTTGCCCCAGTAGCGGGCAACCATCGCGCAGCTGGAGCTAAAGCACTCTCGGTATCCTTGGCCGGATTTGTTGTCCAGCTGATACTCGTACGGAACCTTTAAGGAGTACGAGCCGGGGGATTCTGTGGCTGCGGGGATCTTTTGATTCATGACGCGGATTAGTTTTTCCGCGTATTTAGGGTCGGTGGCGTATCCCTGGGCTTGAAGTTGGCGGGCAGCGTCGTCTCGTGTTTCGGCGTTGTTGACGCCTTTGTAGGTTTTGTAATCCTTGTACCAGCGATCTACTAGGTAGGTTACGCAGGTCTGTATGTCGGGGAAGTTGATGAAGGAGTCACTTACTGTGATCCATTGCCCGTTGATAAATTCTTGGGTGGTTGTGGATGTTCCAGAGCCTTTGAGGCCGAAGAAGTTGTTGCGGCCTGATGTTGCTTTGCCGCCGTTGGATTCCAGTTGCCATTGGGCGGCAACTAGTTCTGGGTATTTAGCGCCGGCGATGCGGGCAGCTTTGAGGATGCCGTTCCAGTCGTTGGTGACTTCGAGGATTTTGCCGCTCTGGCTCCAGGTTTTGAACCAGGCTTGGTTGCGGCCGAGGATGTGGGGGTTGGCCTTGTTGATGGCCTCTTCGAGTTCCTGCAGCGCTGCAGTTTGGTGCGGGAGCTGTCGGTAGAAGCGACATAGATCCAGCAGGCGGATGGAGTTGGGCTTAGTCACGGCGCCAGGGGGCATGGATGGACATTGGGCCGCCGAGCTTTTGTGATTCTCCAGTCTGCAGCTCGGGATCTACAGGTTCTTCACGAAAGGTGGGCGATGCAGTATTTGCTGGCTGAGTGTTGTGCCATTTGCGGACCTCCTCGTCGATCTTCGCGGGTAGCGTTTTCTCGAACCACCATCGGCGGATGACACGTTCGATGTCCCGCTCCAGCGAAGATTGGCCGAAGCGGATCAGCGCTTTTTTGCCTTGAGCAGATTCAGGATTTGGAAAGCCAGCTGGATAATGCTGTTGCTCTTGAGCGGGGACAGCGCGATCAGCTCGGATGCGGCTGCAACCACAATCCAGAAGGCTGGGTGACTGAGGAAGTCCATAAGGAGTAAGACTTTTCTGTGTAAGTGTAGCGCTGGGAGAAAGGGTTTCAACTTTTTGCTGTTCCAGTCGCTACCGTTTACGTAGCTGCTGCGCGATGTGGATTACATCGACGAAGAGCATGGCTTTTTAAGAAAACGTGAAGCCAAAGCTCGATTTCGCGAGCAGATTCTTAAAGGATGGGACTACAAATGCGCTTATTGTCGAGAACCGTTGGGTAAGTCAGGCACACTGGATCACATTCGCCCGAAGAGCAAGGGCGGTGAAACTAAAGTGGCCAACTTGGTTGCGTGCTGTCTCTCGTGCAATACGAGGAAAAGTTCCAGTGAGTGGGCGGAGTGGTTTCGGTTGCAGGAGTTTTGGGAGCCGCATCTGGAGGATGCGATCCAGTGGTGGATGAGTCAGTGAGGTTGGCGGTGTGGTGGGAGCCAGCCCATTGACTCGGCGTACATCATGACCATCCAGTGATCTTCAGCATATCTACAGGTTCCGCTGGTGCAGACGCGGTAGTAGGTGTGGCCGTCGTCGTATTGGAGTTGTTCGATGGTGAAGCCTTGGCCTATTTCTTCGGTGAAGAGGATGGTTCCCATGTCAGGGACGGGCTTCGATTTTGGTGACGCGCTGTTCCACGCGGTTTAGGCGGGAGAAGAATTCTTTGCGGTCGTCCTTGATGTCGTTGTGGAGGACTTCGAGTTGGGTGGCGATATGTTCCACGGCGGAGGTTAAGCGGATGACGGCGTCGCGGGCTTCGTCGTTGCGCTTGGAAAAGCCCATTGCGCCCATGGCGGCAACGGAGATTGATGCGCCAGCTACGGCGGCGATGACTTCGATCATGGCAGCGGTAGCTACTGGATCAGTGTAGCTATCCTTTGCCTTGGCCTCTTAGTTTTTTGCGGCCGTGGTTGGGAAGGCTGCGCTGGCCTTGACCTTGGCGTGTCTTTTTTGGTGGACTTGGTTGGTGATCGACACGCCCAAGGTTGGTTTTGGACTTAGTTGCCATCAGAATCCGGTTGAGATGCTATTGCCAGTAAACTCCAGCCCAGTATTAGAACCAGGCTGAGGAGGAGTAGGGGTGTCACCGGGCCAAGAAGAGTAGGCAGCGCTCGTAACGTAAGCGGCCAGATCGGCGGTGTCAGTGGTTTGTTTGATGGCCGTGACCTTGGTGCCAGTGGCTAGACGGATGGATTCGCGCCAGGCTTTTGTGTCGGCATCGGCGGGTTTGCCGTTATCGGCTTCGCGGATGATGATCCAGTCGGTTGGGGCCAGCAGCGTGTTGGCGGTGGTCCGGGTTTGCGCGGTCCACTGCTCGACCAGTTGGGTGTGGTCTTTGGGGATGAGTTTGCCCTCGGAGTCGTAGCCCCAGTAGAAGCGTTGGTCGTACGGTTGGGGGTCCGGGACTTCGATGATGCCGATGGCGGCGCGTTCCTCGGGGCTGCTCAGGCGGAGCCAGTTGGCGGGGTACTGGACACCGCCGTGGGTGAAGGCCACGTCTGGGCTCAGTGGCTTGCCTTCGAGGAGGAACATGGCTAACAGATCCGTTGTTGCAGTCTAGATCCGGGGCGCCACAAGAGGAAGCGACTACGAGGGTCGCCACCAAAGTCCTAGCCAACTCCTAACTTTCTCCAAATTTGGAGGTGTTAGTTGGAATGCCTACGAGCCCCGGATTAGTGACCCCCAGGTTTGAGCATCGTGGAGAGGCTTAGGGGGTATTGGCTTCAGCGTATCAGGCTTGTTCACTTGTGGGTTTAGCGGGCGCGGGCGTAATTGAAGGGCGATTCGGCCAGAGCGAAGTAGATGTAAACGTTGCCGTTTGAGTTTGTGGAAGTGTAATTGGCTCTTAGCTTGAATCCGTTAGATAATATGTCTATCATATCTGTAACGACACCAGTTGCGCTCTCTTGGTCAGCCACATTGGGGAAAAGGTATGGACCCACTCCATTAGTTGTTCCCCTTGCTGTGTCAACCAGTATCCATGACAACGTTGAACTTGTATTTTTAATCAGTATCCACCTCGGCCTAAACCCGGTATAAACAAAAGTCCCATCCGAGCTGCCGTTGCCGACATATGAACCCATAGAACTGTACCCGACTACTGGGGCCCAGGCATAACATATATGATTGCTGCCATTGCTATTTAGCGACGTACCGGCTCCCAAGGTGATAATCGTAGAAGTCGGTGAAGTTGAGTTAAATGCACTGGAGCTACCTGCAGCTGCAGTGGACTGGAGGAGAATGGACTGGGCGTTGCCCAGGGAAACGTGATATACCTGCCAATCACTGGAGACGCTTCTGTTCTTGAACAGCGCAAATGCTGGGGCGACGCCTAATCCATGGCCGATGCTTGCACCAGCGGAGCCCGTTCCAACATATGAAATAACCGAAAAACCTGCCGTTGTTGACGCTCTGACTTGCGCATTAGTGATGGAGCCTTGTGTGTTCGTGACGGTGGAGCTTCCGGCGTCCCAGCACCAGCCCACAAACGTCTGGCCTGACTGGTTCAGGATGTTGTTGTTGGGGGAGGTTGATCCCAGCGAGAAACCAGTCGAATCAAAACTGGTCAGGTTCGTGTAAATGCTCTGGGCACCCTCGGCGTCTGTCGCGTTGGAGTAAAGGCTTTTGGTGGGACCGGTGCCGCGCACCGTGTCATAGAGGACGTGGTAATAAGTGGCAGCACTTCTGGTCTTGCCCCACACCAGATCTGGGCTGAAACCGCCGGGAAGTGTGATTGATTGCGTGCCGCTGTTCCCAGTCCAAAGAGCAACGTCAAAAACCGTATTAGGCTTTGTGATTAGTGGGGCGGGTAGATTAGAAGAACACAGCGCTTTGAAGCCGCTGGGGGCCGTGTAGGCGAAGGGGCGTTGGCCGAAGTTAAATGTTCCGGCAAATGAGCCGCCCCCATTTCCTACTGCAAAGAAGTAGGTCTCATTTGCAGACAGTCCGGAATATGCGGTTCCTTGACTGGTTCCGTTTTTATAAAAAGCAAGTGTGCCGTTATCGGCGTCAAAAGCAATTCCTACAACGTCACCAGTTGTGTAGGAAGCTCCATACGATGAAGCACTGTTGTTGTTATACTTGTTTCCATTTGTTTGATAATACCCCCAGCTATTGGCGTTTCCTCCAACGTAAGTAGTCGCAATCGCTCCACTGTTTTGGAGGCCGACCATGTTATTTGCACCAGCGGTTGGCGTAAATTCGCAATACCACTTGCCGGTTCGCATCCCGATTGTAGATATTGCGATTAGATCACTGTTTGATGATGTTGACCAATCGAGGTTTCCATTTGCAAGCGTGCAGTTTGCCTGCTTGCTGAGAGGGTTGAGTGTGGCATAATTCCCTCTCACTTCGCCGCCAAGTCCACTATCTGTGCCACTAGAAGTGGGAACGTCTACGAGGGAATCGTTGCCTGCACCAGCAGTGACAGAAAGATTGTTCGGGGTCCAGTTATTGCCCAGACCAGAAGTGTCCTTCCCTAATGTCGTGGCAGTGTTAGAAGAATTGTCCGCAAACTCCAGGTGGAAGCCGTTGGTGCCGTAGGTGCCGGTGTACGCCTTGGGGTTCCACACGCCTGTGGTGGCGTCGGTTTCACCGAAGGAGCTGGGGGTCAGCGCTTGGCCGTCGATGAAGTGGATGTCGGCGAGGTAGCCGGAGAAATAAGCCTGCCTTGAATTTGCAAAAATAGAACCTATCTCATGCGGATAGTTTTGCGCATTTACAAGTAAATCAGTATTTTGCGCTGGAAAAGAGGATCCAGTAAAAGATTGCTGGACACCATTAACATATAACTTGACCGTATTTGCGGGGGTTGATTGCGTAGTATCTACGGCAATGACTATGTGGTACCACGCGGAATAGTCCCTAAATACAGCAACTGTTGTAAGGTCAAGCGCGAAGCTTCCTCCAATAATTTCGAAGTATCGAATAGCGTCCGATTGAAACCTTATGCCTCCGTAATTTGATGCCCCACTGCCAGAGCTTGCACTCCAGAAATGCCCATCTGCGGTGCCACTCCGCTTCACCCAGCAACTGAAGCTCCACGTCTTTCTGTTGCCCGCCGATGATGGCGTTCTAGACAAGTAACCACTGTCACTTGCATTGAAACGGAGGCTTCTGCTAATGCTGTACCCGCCGGCGGCGGCAGCGCTGCGAAGCAGGAGGGGATTGGCGCTTCCGGGAACCAGCATTAGCTCAGGTTGGTGATAAGGGTGGCGGTGATCTGCGTGGTGGACTGGACGGCGTACACCAGGCAATCACGAGCGTTGGCGGTGGTGGTCAGCGTGGGGGCCGTGCCGCCGGTGAAGTCCCACTGCGTTCCGTAGGCGAGCGTCCTCGATCCAGTGCCGTCCTGCGTAATCCAAATGCAGCCGGATTGGCCTGCAGTCAGATTAGTTGGGTTGGCCAGAGTCCGGTTTCCGCCGAGGGTCACGCTGAAGTTGTTGGCCACAGCGAAGTCCGGCGTGATCGTGGCGCCATCGGTCAACGCAGAGATCGCGCCACGCTGAGCAGCGGTGTAGCTCTGGGCCAGGTTTGTGCCAGCCACCGTGATGCTGGCGTCCGGCAGGGTCGCCGTGCGCGAGGCCGTCAGAGTGGTTGGAACGACCTCGGCGGTAAACGAGCTGGTGCCCCCAGCGCGGCCTCGGAGCAAAATGCCGTCCTGCGTGGCGGCTTGGCGGAAGATCTGGCCAGTGCTGTTGGTGAAGGTGTTGGCGCCAGTGAAAGCGTTGGCGCTGGCGAGGAACACGTTGCCAGCGGAGGCCCAGCTCAGAGTGCCCGAGCCGTCGGTGCTGAGCATCTGGCCGCTGGTGCCATCCGCACTCGGGAGTGTCCAAGTGACATTTGCGGCAATGGTGGCTGCACCTTGGAATGCCACCCAGTTGCTGCTATCCGCGTCAGCGAAGCGCAGGTCCGACCGCGCATTCAGTGTGACGTCGCCTGCGGATGTGATGCCAGTGTCGAAGACAGCGGCGCCGGTGACGTCGAGCGTGCCTGGAATGTCGACGTTGTCGGTCCACTCAACATCGTTGCCGTTTGCACTGGTTTGCAGAAGCTGGCGGGCGTTGCCGTCGGCCAACTTGCTGACCGCGATCTCGGCGGTGGCGCTGATGTCAGCGTTGACGACCGTTCCAGACAACAGGACTGTGCCGGAAGCATCGGGCAAGGTGATGGTGCGGTCAGCAGTTAGTGGATCGGTGACTGCGATGTAGGTCTCGTAGGCGTTGTCGGTCGAGCCCTCGAAGGCCAGTGCGCCGGCGGTGCCAATTCGCAGTTCGCCGGTGATCAAACCGCCTGCGACCGAAAGTTTTTCGTCGTCGAGTTCTTGGAGGGCGGTTTGGACGTTGTTAGCGGCCAGGTTGCCGTAGGGCGTGAAGCTGATGTTCGAGGCGATCTGACCGGCGATGGCGTTCGAGACATCGACGAGGTCCCAGGTGGCGCCGTTGGACACGATCATGTCCGGCGGTGCCAGTGCTACAGCCGGGGCTGGGGAGACACCGTTGCCGGAGTCCGAGACAACGACGTAGTAACGGACGTTGGTGGCCGAGGCCGCTGGGAGGACAGCGCCGACAACGAGGCCGGCGGCGGAACCTTGGGTGGTAACGCTCTTGACGCGGTTGGTAGAGGCGTCGTAGGTGCCGGCGTAGACGAGGTCACCGGAGATGACGGTGATCGGCTGCCAGGTGTTGCCGTCGAAAAGGTAGAGGTCTCCGTTGCTGGAGTCGAAGAACTGTTGGCCGGTGAAGTCCGGTGTGGGGAAGGTCACCACGCCGCTGGTCGAGCCAGCGCCACCGAACTTGACAGTGGAGAAGTTGGCTAGCTTGGTGCCCGCGAGGGCGTTGGTGCCGATCAGGTTGGAATTCAGCGTTCCAGTCGTGATCTTCGAGGCATCAAGGTTGGGGATGTCACCAGCGACCAAGGCAACCGCGTTAGTGATGTGACCTTGGTTGTCGAAGGTGATGCCGTTTTGGGTGGTGCCAGTGACGACGTTGGTGTGGTTGAAGACGCCGTTGACGTCAACACTGAGGCCGGTGCCGGGTTGGGCCGCACCACGGGCAATGCTTGTGGCGGCGGGCAGGTCGGTGCCACCGACTGCCGAACTCGCCGTGATCAGGCCCTGGGCGTTGTAGGTGATCTTCTGCAGCAGATCCGTCACTGGAGTGACGGTGTTGTTGATGATGGCGGTGTCGCCGCTCATCGTCAGGCCGCCGCCGTTGATGATGACGCCGCCTTTGGTTGTTGTGGTGGCGGTTGGGAGATCGGTGCCGACGATGGTGCGGTAAGCAACGGCTCCAGCTGCTCCAGTTGGGCCGGCGAGAAATTGTGCGGCGGCTGCGGTCTCGTCGAGCGTGGTGCTGATCGTGGCGGTATCGCCGCTGATGCTCGACGTGATGTTGACGATGCCGTCAGTGCCGGCCGTGATGGCGTTGATAGAGCCGGCAGCTTTGATTAGCTGCCACGCCGATCCTTGCCACAGATACAGCTTGAGGTTGTCGGTGGTCAGTCCCAGCTGGCCAACGAATAGGCCGGTGACGGCTTGGAGGGCTGCGAGGTTGGCGGCGACAACACAGGTGCTGTTGTCGGCGAGCTTTGCGCCAGTGACTGCGTCGGCGAGAAGTTTTTCGGTGGTTACGGCGTCAGCTGCCAGCGATGCGGCCAGGATCGAGCCAGCAGCGAAGTTGACCTTGGCGCTGGGGATGGTGGCGTTCGGGATCAGCGCACTGCCAGCGCTAATGAGGTCGTTTACCGTGATTTTGCGGGCTTCGGCGGCACTGACGTCTACCGCCAACAGGACGTCGTCTGCGGCTAGGGCGTTGCCGCCAAGGGCGGGAAGCTGCTGTACTTGGACGTCCGCCATGGCTCAGACCTAGTTGGTTACAGGGTTGGCGCCCAAAGTCTGGTTCTGGGCATTTACCGTAATGTTAGTTCCAGGAACAGTGACAACGTTCTGGACTGGGGCGGTAATCAGCTGGAGCTGGATTTGCCCTGTGGTCACAAATTCGATAGCGACTTCGACCCTTGAGTCGACCTGAAAAGCGACAGCAGCGTTGGTTATGACAGCGGTTGTTTCGTAGTACAACTCATCCGATAGCGTCCCAGGGGAATTGCTGGGGTTGTAATCGTCGGTTTTCAGATAAAACTTGGCGTTGAACTCTCCGCCGATTTGTGTACGTGTTACTAGTTGCAGTAGATAGTTTGCGTTTTCTGTGTTTGTTCCAAGGCCGATTCCGGCATAATCCCAGATACAGCTAAGGCGGCCTGAACCAGACATTAAGCCGCTGTACTGGGTACGAAACTCTTCCGATAGAGCGGTTACGTCGATAGCTTCTTTGCTGGTGCTTAATTCGTACGAGGTGACAGCTGCAAGCAGCCTGTACGTGGAGTCAAGAGAACTGACGTTTACAACCATATTTACAGCGTCTGAAGCTACAAGCGGTGAAGCGTCAGCTAAGTCACCACGCAAGGCTAAGGCCAAGGATGAGTACAGACGAATTGAACCGACCTGGTCTACGTGTATAAAGCGATCTATGCTGTTTTCTTGGGTACTTGAGGCCCAGTTAGAGGCAGCAATCCACGTCAAATTTGTGCCTGCGGGCGCGGTTATGCGTACACGATCTCCTGTGATAAATGAGCCGTAGAAGATACCCCCCGTAGCGTTAGTTGCTCTAGCTGTAAAAGTTTGGCGGTTTGTGTCTGTTGAGACGATCGTAATTGTGCGAGGTAAGGAGCGTCTCTGTAGCTCGACTTGTCCGTAATTTCCTATGAAAACGGTCATGGTTTTACAGGGTTACGGTTTCAAGGGGACCATCGCAAGTGAAGGAGATTTGCGACGATACCACTTCGCCTACGGATGCTCCTACTGAAACGCTCGTGATGTATGCCCTAAAACTAATTTCGCGTGGTGCGCCGGGATAATCAAAAAAGAACTTGAGTTCTACGCGATCTTCTCTAGTAATACCGGCGACACCCGTGCGTAGGATGCGGCGCATCAAAGTATCCACAGCCGGGTTGCTGCCGTTATTGGGACCTTTGTAATAGATAACGGTGGTAGTACCAGAAAAAGATTGGTGGCCAGGTGTGTATGTTTTTACGTTCTCACTGAGTGCCGTGGTTTCCAGCAGGTTGAGATCGCCTTGGATATTGAAAGCCGTGACTTTGAGTAAGCGGTCGTTGCCGACTTGCATGTAGCCGTCACGTCCTGTAAACAGCTTTTCCATGGTCGACCTCGCTTAGTACCAGTTTAGAAGACGCCGACGAACTTGGCTGTTACGACATGCGTGTCCTTTTTGACAGTCTCTATTGTAGGTGGGCCGGCATAGCGCCAAGCATTGCCACTGGAACCGGCGCCGATTAGCGCATCGTTTGCGTCCCAGCCGGCTTTTGTGCCGCTGGCCGCAGTAGAGCCGAATGCGAAAGTCTGGAATGTGCCTCGTTGGCCGATGTAGTGGTCCATGATCGAGGCGGCTTGGGTGGAGCTGATGTTGCGCCATTCCAAGCTCATGGTCATGTTGGTGCGGCGGTTGCCGTACAGAATCCGAATCTCGGCGCCACTTTGGGCCTTGTACGTTTTGACGGGCCAGTCGCCCATCTCGAACGAGCGGCTTGTGGGGGCGATGTTTGGAAAGTCAGCCATGGCCGTTGTCAGTTGGGATTCTCGTCCGCGATCACGGAGAACATGCCAGAGGTAGGCTTGAGTTCATCAGCGATGAGACTCTCTCCTTGTGAGTTTACTGGGAAGTAACTGGCTGTAATTTGCACCAGGCCGTCCTCGTCAAGGTTTATGGAATCGACCATGTAGACGAGCGAGTTGACTTTTGTTTCTTTTACCGCGAAGACAGCGTTGCGGGTCGTTTCTGCCCACGGTGTTGCAGGTTCGCCCGGCAACGCCCTGACAGTGATATTCGCTTCACCTACTTCAGAACTGAGGGCACTCCAGATATACATCGAGTAGGTTTGTCCGATCTGCAGAGATGTGGGCGACACAATTACACCGTCATTTCTGATAATCCCCGAGGCGGTGGGTTCGACGTAGCTGCTTTGGGTGACAACGCGGATGAAGTCTCCAGGTGCCAAGTTGAGACCAAGCGGGGTTGTTTTGAACGTCACTGCGTGGGTGCGGTGATGCCTAGAACTCAGGGCAAACTTGGCAAACAGCTCGGCATGGTACTGACTGGTGATGTGGGAGAAACTAAATTCTTCTAGCGGACCGTCTTGGATGGGACCGTTAGCGGAAATACGCCTGGACACAACAACTGTTTTTTCTTGCGGGAAGCGGTTGGCTGATTCTTCCCGGTAGCGCACCAGGGCGCGGATCGGTAGACGTTCTTGGGCTTGGATGTACTCCAGCTGGAACGATTCTTCGATGATGTTGCCTTCGGTGAAGATACCTTTAATAGGCACCTTAACGTCGTAGATCGAATAGGTGGTCGAGTCTATAGGAAGGGCGGGCTCAATAGAAAACTTTCCGGCTCGTGTGACGAGATTGCAGAGGAGGCTTGTACTTACGCGAGCAAAAAATTCACGGATATTTTGTTGCTCTACAAGCACATCGTCGAAAAATAGTCGATTCTTTTCAAGGAAGGTACCAGTACGTCGCAGCTGCGTTACGTCAATCAAATCAGGGCTGACAAGATTCCCAACGCCGGTGTTGCGGTCTGTGAGTAAGTAATAAACAAGGTCTGTAAAAATATTCGACGGGCCAACTGGATCTGGGTTGTTTTGTTCTGCCGGTGCTTTTACGCGTAGTTTTGTGACGCGAATACCTTCTTTTTGGTAGATATGGAGCTGCTCCAGACGGTCAAGGTTAATGCCGCTGCGGATCTTGAGGCCGGCCATAGCGCAGCCAATGTAGGAGGCTCGGCCATCGCGGGCAGCGTCGTTTGCAAGGCTTTCGTTGACGTACGTGATCTCGTGCTCGGGGTTGTTGTCGCAGCTGCGTGTGATCAAACTGTTGTAGTAGGACACTTCGGATATGCCTGCGTACTCGTCGAAAATGCGTTCGCCTGAAACTGTTCCAGGCACGCGGATTTGCGTCGCGGCGTTGACCTGGAATGTGTAGCGAATTACTGTTTGATTAGGGTCAAATAGTTTGGAGTCGATTGTAAATGTATCGCCCGATTTCCAGTCGCCGCTGAAAGTGGCGGGTATTTCGCCTCCATTAGCGATTGTCCAGTACAAAGCGCGTGCGTTGCCGCCGGTTGTGCCGAAGTTTTCGACGCGCAGGCGCATTGCCATACGTATGACTTTGCTCCCAGAGACAAACTTGAAGTCTTCTTGGTCGTTGGCATCGAAGGTGTATTCAACGCCGGCTTTGGCGCCAGTTGCTGTTGGCCAAGTTGGAACAGGGAAGGTGTCTACGTTTGGGTCGGGGTCTTTGTTGATTTTGCGGGTGATGCCGTTACTGATTTCACGAGCTGTCGCTGTACGTGTACCAGTTACAACTATTGCTTGGACAAAGCGCACACTTGTGAGTGTGGTTATAACACGTTCGCTTGTGGTCGTTTTTAGACTGCTGACCATCTCACTGTTGAGGGCCAGGCTGGCGATGCTGTCGATGTAACCGCGAGTGCGGATCGTAAATGTACCGTGATCGGTTTTAATTTCGTCAGTGTACGGGTTGGGGTCGCCGGCAACCGTTACGCCGTCGATATTGAGACGAATGCACGGAGCTTTTACGGTGCGGGATCCGATGCGGACATCTTTGTCGATGCCCAAGATGTGTACCAGTTCGCCTGATGTTATAGGTCTAAACCGAAACTCAAACTGCTTTAGCGGTTGTGCAATACGGATAAAGCTGTACTGGTCCTGTGGTGTCGAGCCAACGACACAGAAAGGAAACTGATTAAGTTTGACCCAGCCGTCATTGAAGCCGTAGGTTGTGTCGGCAGGTCTTGCATATAAGTTAAAGAACGATGCACGACGGACGTAGGACTGGATTGTTCCGGATGTTGCTGTAACCTGGCCGGCGTCGTATTCAAACTTGCCGAGCACTGTCGGTAGGCTGTTGAAATTACAGATGCCGTTTAGGCGTGCCCAGACGTTTGACTTAATGCCGATCTCGGTTACGTTGCATCGACGGGAATTCTGAATAACGGCGATCTCGGATTTGCATATTGGGTACCAGGCGGAATCAATCTTGTAGAGAGGGCCTCGGTTACCTTCGGGTAGGTGTGTTCTTGTAGTTACAAAACCGTAGTCACAGACGCCCACATAACCTTTATTTCCGTGGTCGAAAATGGCCACAGCCCGCAGAGTGACTGAGAAGACAGTCTTTTCAGTCTTATCGAAAACACGATCACCGGGCTCGCGTTTTTCGACTTCCCACAAGCAGTTGCCGATCATCCAACGGGTACCGAGTTTCAGCAAATCGTCTTGCTGCTCGTGCTCTGTCTTTATCGAGTTACGGATACTGAGATTGTCGACAGTATCTGATTCTGGTCGCAGATAATTCTGCACGCCATTGCGATCTGCTCCAGGGACACCTTGCCAGCCTTCGGGGGCTGGTATGTTCCTTTCGTAGAGATCTTTGTTGTACGCAACTTTTTGGTCTACTTCGGCGGCGTTGTAAACAACTTTGATCCTGGTTGAATTGTTGGGGTTGTTCTTGTCGACAACTACATTTACTTCTGTACCGTTATTGCGGTTGGAAGCTGCATATCGTTGGCCGTTGACTTCGACAATGCCGAACTGACGGCCGTAGTTTCGGCCCGTTCCATACCATTGGGGATTGCCGCAAAGCTGGGTAAGCTTTGCAGACATCGACCGAAGAGCTTGGTCGTTCGCAGGGCCGTAGTACGGAAGAACCTCGAAGTTCATCCTGTACGACGTCCCATTAGGGAGGGCGTTGTATACGCCGAAACGGCTCTGAGTAGATGGCGAGAATGTGTGGCTGAAGGCCTCGCCGATGAGGCCCGACAGTGTCATGGCCTTGAACGAGTTCTCGTCGTCTTTTTCGTCGGCACGGAAATCACCGACGATTGAATTTCTGCCGCGTAAGCGGCTATCGGCGGGGGTGTAGTTACTGGTGTTGGCGATTGGAGCGCCACCGGGGTTGTAGTACCAGCGGTAGTCAGAGTCCGGGAAGCTGTCGAGGGGAAGTTGACCGAGGTAGACGCCTGCTTTGTTTTCGTTGACGTTTGCTGGGCGGTGCATCGGAGATTGACCGGCCAGGAAAACCATCTCGACGCTTTGATAGCCGCCCCAGCTGTAGGTGCGGGACCACACCAGCTTGGGGGCGATCATCACGCCTCCTACTTGCCTTGCAGTGGCGTCTCCGGGAAACTGGACAGACTTCTGTTCTGTGAAAACAATCGGGATAACTTCGTTGTATCGCGTCAGTTCCTGGTTGGCTTGAAAGCCGTATGTCGGAGCGAACCGATCTCGCCCGACGATGCTGTCTAACGTGCGATTCTGCGGTTGGCGTTGCTGCGGAACATTCGGCTTGGGTGTTAATAGGTAGCTAACACCTTGTAGAACCAGGCCGACAATAAACAGCACGATTGCTGTCGGCTCGTTTTTAATATCGGGGATATGTGCGTACTCAGCCGGGCGTTCGCGGCTGAGCCAGTAGACCTGGTGTTTGAAATCAAGGTATTCGGCTTCTGTACAGCCAATCTGTGCAATTAGCTGGCGCTCGTACGGAAGGAGGCGCTGCGATAGCAGCGGCATGGAGGCAGGACTTGAAAAGGGCACCAGTTCACCCGATTCACCATTGCCGCCGTGTATAGGATGCCGTCCTGCCAAGCGACCCCAAAAGCGTGATTGATGTGTGGCAGTAGAACCACGTCACCATCATACTGCGGGCGTGGAATACGAAAACCCCAGTTGTGGATAGCACGCAGGACGTCGCGTTTTGGTGCGTCGTACCAGCTGCTATCGAAGTCTGGGCAGCGGATGTGAAGGCGAGTAAGGACGGTATACACCAGATGGATACAGTCCAAGGCTTTGTCTGAGTCGGAGCCGTCTGCGCCGAGGCGGTATGGTCTGCCGATGAGATCCAGCATCAGCTCAGGCGGAGGTTGCTGGTTGTCGGGAGTGGGCCGAATACGTCCTCGGTGATTCGGCGACGTGGGATGTCGTTACCCACAGCGTCGATAATCGACGAAACTTCGACGCGCAGTTCAGTTTCGGTCCAGACAGCACCAGTGACTTGGCCTGCAAACTCGCTTAGGAGCTGAAAGTTGCGGTTTGGTGTTGGGTTGATGTACACCATGTCGATACTTATGATCCAGCTTTCTTGGACGAGGCGGGCTGTCCAGCTTTTGCTGAGTTCGTTATTAGGGAAAGCTAGTTGCGTCAACTGGTTATCGCCGCTGCGGTTGACTGTGACGCCGGAGAATCCGAAGGGTAGAAAGTTGTATGTTTTACCGTCGTAGACAGTTTTACCGTCGCTCGTAGGGCCAACTCCGGGGCTGAAGAAGTTTTGAAAGTAGAAAGGGGCGGCGCCTGTTTCGCGTGGTGTAAGCGTTAAAAAATGGCCGAAGGAAAACTCGGATGGAACAGTAGACATCAGACCATACCTAAACGACTACGGGTGGAGCGCGATTGCTGTAGGCGGCGAAGCGTGCGTTGTTCGCCTTCCTGGGCACCACGCTGGGCGGCCTGGTTGAGGCCGGCTTGGAACTGGTCGGCAGTGACGTAATCGACGCTGTTGATTCGCTCCACGCTATAGCGGATGTCGATGGTGCCTGTTGACTGGGATGCCATGCCGCCGGCAGTTGCGTCAGAGTCGGTGCTGCCGCTGCCTGGGATGACGGAGGCGCCGCGGGCACCAGTTGCATAGCGGCTCATGGCTGCTTGCATTTTGCTGGCAGGAATAACGTATTCCGCTTCGCCGCCTTCGCCGATAATCGCGTTCGTTGGGCCTGTGACAAAGCCGCCTTCTGCGAACGGTGTAAGTGGCGCATACTTTGCCAGGCTTACATCGGCACCGGGGAAACTACCTGCGCCGCTTCCACCGCTGTTAAACCCGAGACCCAAGGATTTGAGAATAAAGCCCAAGGTCATCATCGTGATTTGTTGGGCGATGATTTGGGCGGCCATGTTGACGAAGTTCTCGCCGATGCTCTTCATCATGTTGCCGAGCGCTTCTTGAGCGCTGACTGACCCACTCGCGATGTCTTGGAACGCCTGACCGAAGGCTTGGCCGATGTTGTCGGCGGCCATAACACCGACGTTTTCAATGTTTGTGAGTTCGGCAATACTCTGCTGAAGCTCCTTCATTCGTTTTTGACCTGGGCTATCTTCGACCGCAAGTTGCTGGCGACGCTGGCGAATTTGTCCCAGTTGGTCTTCACCGAAGCCCTCGATACGCAGTTTGCGTAGATCTTCTTCTATGCGTAACTGTTCCTTGGCAGCTTCTGTTGTGGCTTGCTTGAGCTTAAGTTCGTAGTCAAGATCCGCAAGAATTTCGGAAAATTGTTGCGCTTTTTTATTTTCAATCTCTTCTAAACTTTGCGCTATTTTAAGACGTGCATTTTCTGTTTCTTGTACACCCTTGATTACTAAGGCTTCTTGAGCACGTACATTTGTTTCTTCGGAAAGTTTCTGGGCATATTGAAACTGGATATTTAAAATATCGAGTTCGCCTTTGAGGCGGGCGGCGGAAAGTGCGTCGCGGCGTTGTTCGGCCTGAAAAATACGATCTTGAAGGCCCACTTGAACCTGCAAGAACTGTGTTTCTGCTTGGGTGTCGCGGATGAGTTTTGCGACGCGGGCAGCTTCGCGTGCGGCCTCCTCAGCAGCGCGATCTTTCTTAGTTCGACCGGCTGACGGCGGTAGTTGTGACGGTGCTGAAATGCGTCCTATAGGCGTTTTAATTGGTTGTTGCTGACTACCCGGAATGTACCGTCCATACATTCCGGTATCTTGTGCTGACTTACGTCCACCTCCTGTTAATGCGCTTGCTGTATTAAGTAAATTAACAACTGCCTGTAAGCCCGGAATCATCAATATAACGGCATTAGCAACGGTTTCTACATAACCGGGGATAGCCAGTAAAGCAGACGCTGCTTGCGTACCAAGATCTATAAATTTTGCTATTAACTGGGCTACTTTAATGGTAAGTGGTGCTAAAGCGTCTAGTATTTTTGTAAAACCGTTTGTAGCACTTTCTGTAACACTTTCTAATGATGCGTTTAGTTCAGTAGTGCTTGTTGTAAGTGTAGCAGTTACATTGCTAGCAAGTGCTTGAACTTTACTGGATATAGTATTAAACGCTACTTCATAAGCGTTTTGAAGTTTTGGTGCGCCGGCAGAACCTTTGTTTGCCAGATCTACTAACGTATCTAACAGATCTTGAACGGAAATCTTGCCATCTTTTGCCATGACAAGAATATTATCGCGGTTTGTTTTATATTTAGCAGCTAAAGCATCTTGGATGTTGATATTTTGACTTGTTAGTTGATTCAGTGTAGCTTGTGTTACTTTTCCGCTTTCCAGTGCTCCTGTAAGCGCGTTTGTTGTTTTTACAATGTTGCCGTTATACTGTTCAGTTAGAGCACTAACAAGTTGAATTGCTTTTGCTTGGTCTTCTATAGCTAGACCAATTCCGCGAATATTTTGAACTGACTCGACAAACTTGTCCGCATCTGCGCCAGCAAGTTTGAAGGCTTGTTGAAGACGGTTTGTTTGCTCTGCGCTAAAACCGATGTCAGCGCCGAGCTCTTTTATTTTGTTTCCTTGCTCTGTCAGGTTTCCGATTAACGTACCGAGCAGAGATCCGGCAAAACCGCCAGCGCCTCCGAAAGCTCCTCCGAGCGCTCCGCCGATGGCACCGCCTGTTGCTGCCCCGGCTCCTTGACCGAACAGCAACGGAAACGATCCGCCGATAATCGCATTTTCCGCTATACCTCGAAACGTTCCACTCCGTAAGGATCCTGCGACCCCGTTACGTCGTGCTCCTGCTGTACTTTGCGGTAGTGCAGGCCCTTGTACACCAAAACCTGCATCGCCCGGTTTAATTTTTTGCTGGGCTACCAGCTGCTGTTGAATAAGTCTATTTTGACGCTCTCTAGCGGTATTAGCTGCATTTAAAGCAGCAACATATGCTTGGACAGCTCGTGTTTCTGCCTCTGTACCGATCTGCGCTTGATCGAGTAATCTTTTTGCCTTTGATAGTTGCTCGTTAAATGCATTGAGACCCTTAGGCCCTGTTGAAGCGTTCTGCCAAGCGTTATTTACACGGTTTACAGCTGCTTCTGCTTCAGTTACTTTTTTGATTACGGCGTTTAATTGTGCCGTGCCTTTTACAGCTATGTTTATTTCTGCTGTGTAGGCCACGGCGCCGGCGTGCAGTCTGGTACTTCAGTTTACGGCAGAAAAAAGCCGCCGGGGTTAGCGGCGGCGTCGGGCCTTTTCCAACTCTTTTTGTTGGTCCTCGTTGAGGACTTGGAAGTAGGCGCTCCAGCCGAGTAATTCCTCGGCGGTCATGGTGGTCCGAACTTCGCTCAGGGACATGCCCAGTTCTTTGGCGACTCCGAATTGGAGGAGGAGCCAGTTGTCCTTGCGGAGTTCGGCGCTCAGGATTTTGGGTCGATTGGCTCGGCGTCGTCAGTGATGATGGCCAGCATCAGGGATTGCAGGTCTTTGTCCTTGACCTCGTTTTTAAGGACGTCGATTTCGCCGGCGCTGAACAGGTGGGCTCCAGTCTCGTCGAGGGCTTTGGTGATGAGGAGTTGGAGGGCGAAGGCGTTGGCGTCGTCGGACTTGGCTTGCTTTTGGGCGCGTTCGCGCTCGGCCATCGTCAGCGGGGTGACCCACATGTCGAATTCGGTGCCGTCGCTGAGGGTGACGGTCTTTTTGACCGGTTCGAGGTTGGCCGCCTTGCGCAGGCGGTCGATTGCGCGATTAGTAACGGGCATACCAAGGGAATGGGTATGTTTCTAGTGTAGCGGAGTAGAAATAAAAAACCCCGGCGGTGAGGCCGGGGTTGCAGGACCTGTGAGTCTTTTACTCGATCAGGTTTGAGCGAAGTCGAACGCGGGGCTGCTCGACGGGCGGAAGTTGACCGTAACGGACTGGGCGTCGTCGGGGTTGACGTTCAAGCTGGCCGAGGTCAAGACGGCGTCGAAGCTGATCGAGCGGCTGACCGTGTCGTCGAGAACGTTGTTCACGAACACGCGGTCGGTGTACAGCTTGAAGGCAGCGCCAGTTTGACGGTTCTGGAGGACGTCTTCCAGCATCCGGTTGGACAGGGCGGCATCCTCGTCGGTCATGTAGATGGTCGCGGTGCCGGTGCCATCGCTGAAGCCGGTGATGTACGTGCGGAAGGGCGCGTACTGGCCGGGGGTTTGGCCGATGGTGGTGACGTCGATCTCGGAGCGGGTGATCTCGAAGCTCCAGTCGCGGACTTGACCAACGGCAGCGAAGGTGGCGTAGGAAACCTCGAACTCGTTGGGGGCAGCCAGGGTTCCGTCGTCGGTCAGGTCAACGGCAGCGCCGCCGGCGGTGGCGGACACGCGGATTTGACCGGCAGCAGCATCACGGAACACAACGAAGTACGTGGTGTTAACGGCCAGGCCAGCGGGCAGCGCGTTGTTGGCGTCGGGCGTGACGGTTGCGTTGGTCTGGGGGTTGACGATGCGGAAGCGCACGGGATCGCCAACGCGGAAGTTGTGGTACGGAGCGATCGCGATGGTTTCCGTGCCAATCGTCACGTTGGCTTCGCGGAAGGTAGCCAGCGTGTTGGCGGGCTTGTAATACAGAGCGCCGGACGTGCCGGACAGGACGGTAACGGCCATTTGGGAGTACCAGTGGTCAGGGTGTTGGGGCGGGCACTGCCCGGCTTTCTACAGATTAGCGCTTATCAGAAAACATTACTCATGGCAACACAGTTGCCGTATAGGAGGTGTCAATGCGGCCAACAAAATGCGGGGAATCTTCTGTTGAGGAGAATGTTGGACCGTTTATTGCTCCAACGCGGAAGAACACGCTGGTTTTTGTTTTTGCCGTGTTGTTTAGTGTTTCGAGGACGTTTACTGCTGTGCTTAGCAGAGTTTGGTTGCGGGCGGGGCCGCGACCTTTCTCCGTGAAGATGCGGATGACGATGGCGCCACGGGCGTTGTCAACGCTGGAGGTCAACGTGGGTTCGTTGGTGGTGCCAAACGTGACGTTGACGCGGACAAATTCGGTTGTTGTGTTGGGTGGGACGGCCGTAATGTTGTCGAAGTAGACAGGGACAGCGGGTACCAGTGCGTTGAAGGCGCTCAGGAGCGGGTTTTCGACCGCGGCGCGGATGGCTTGATAGTTCATGAGAAGCGGCGGCGGAAAGCGGAGTCCATTTCAATCTGCACGGCCCGGCCCAGGTTTGAACTGGCGTAAGTTGCAAACCAGTCGAGCGGGGCTGTGCGGCTGGAGGTGCTAAGGCCGCTTCCGCCGCCTGTTTGGCCCCGGAATGTGCTTGCAGCACGAGGTCCGTACACTTCCCACTTACTGCGGCCCAGTGCGGTTGTGGGCTCAGCAGTCAAACGACGGGAGTAGTAACGGCGATCATGTTGCACAGCGTCGATAGCTTCCAGTGCGTGGGGCGCAAAGTTTGAGATGCGGAAAACAACGCTGTCTTTTGTGATAAAACTTTTTACTACTTGTTGGCCTGTTAGTGGAGGTGTGTAAACAGGACGAGGTTCGCCTGGTTGACCTGTGCCGCGCACGGTGGTTGTGGGTGTTTGAATTTCCCACGAGTTGGAGAATTCGCCGCTCCAGCTGGGGCCGGTTTGTTGCATTTCGCGGACTACACGTTCAGCCGCACTTTTGGGGCCGTTGTAGATAGTTGTGGTGGCAACTCGATCCAGCTCTTGGAGAAGGTTTACACCGCCTTGCCAGAAACCTTTGCGTGCCATTATTGGGGCCTCGCGATGATGGTGTGGAGGACGGGGTTGTCGCCGCGGTAGCTAGTAATGTTGAGGATTTTGGCCTCGCGGGTGACGCCAGCTTGGGTGTATTGGATGCGGTCAGCTTCGGTTGGGTAGTACGAGCCGAGCTCGCTGGCGCTCATGATGATGCGGATGTCGGTGGCTTGGTACAAGCCTTCGGATTCGCGGGAGGTAATCGGGGAGATCAGCGCTTTGGCGGTGACGTTGGTGTCGGCGCCAGTGACTGCTCCAGTCGTCGGGTTGTAGGTGCGGGGGGTTGTGGTTTTGATGTAGGTGATGGTTTGGCCCCAGTCGGCTAGGAGGGCGGGGGCGATGGGGGCGAAGGTGTCGTCGATGAGGCCCATGTCAACCTCGCTGGAGACGGACGGCGTAGTTGGAGGCGCCACCCATGCAGTAAGGGGCTAGGTAGGACTGGAGCCAGGGGTAGACGTCGAAGACGTTGTTGATGACGCCGGAGGTCTGGGAGGTTTTGTTGTATTTGACGCGGAGGTCGCCGAGTTCGACCTCGTCGTAGATGCCGGTGGTGCCAGTTGTGCCGGTGATGGCGTCGGTGTCGTTGGCGAGGGCGCGAGCCAGCTCGTAGGTGGCGGTTTTAATCGCCTCGGGGATGATCGTGCAGCTCAGCTCGATCGTGTCGACCGTGTAGTTGTTGCGCGGCCACTTCAGGGCTTGGGTGGTGGCGCAGCGGTCGCCGTAGAAGCTAAGGCCGTCGATCCAGCGCGTGGCGGAGATGAGGGCGCGGTTTTTCTGGTCGTCGGTCTTGTTTGTCCAGGTGGTCGAGTCGGGGACCGTTTCAAAATATGTGTTTGCGGACGCCAGCGTCACGTACGAGTTGGCCGAGGCTCCTCCGACAGTGGCGTCAATCGTGGCGGGCACGGCTAATACAGTCTTTGTCTGAGTCTAGCCGTAACACGTTTTGTGTTTTGTGGCGTGGGTTTCAGCAGCTTTGCGTGGATGATTTGAGCGCCTTGAATTTCCAGGTCGGCTATGCGTTCCAGGTGGGCGCCGTGTTGGAGATCTTCACACCACTGGCGGTTATCCTGTACTACGTAGAGACGTACTGTTCTCATGCCTGCTCGTAAAACTGACGCTGCAACCAGCGTAGAGACCAAGGTTGAAAAGGTGAATCCGGCAATGCCGGGTGCGCAGATTCGCAACCTCGAAGATGTGGCGCTGGAAATTCGGCGGCTGCGTAATGAGGAGCTGATGTCGACCCAGGAGATTCACGAGATGCTGGAGGTCAGCTTCGATGTGATTAACCAGCTGTTTTTGCAGTCGTACAAGATGACGATGAACACGCAGGATGTGTTCCAGGCGCAGGAGAAGTTGAGATTGGGGATTGAGTGAGGTAATAAAAAAGGCCCCCGAGTTGGGGGCCTTTGTTTTGTCTAGGCCTGAGATCAGGCGTAGGCAGTGGTATCGAAGGGGGTGTTGACCAGCAGGCGGCAGACAGGAACCATTTTGGTGGTCGCGAAGACCAGGTTCCAGCTGGCGGTGGCGGCCAGGTTGCCGGTGGTTGCGGCGTTGGTGGGGTTGTCGCCAGCGGCGGCCCACTTGGTGCCGGTGACGTGGTAGCCGTAGTGATAATCCACGGCCAGAACATCCTGCATGGAGAGGATGTTTCTATCTGCAGCAAGACGCAGATCCTGCTGAATACCCTCGGAAACGACGCCCGAAGCGAACAGATAGATCGGGTACTTCTTGGCGTGGGTGGCGGTACCGCCGGTCAGAGCGACCAGTTGGTCGTCGATCACGACGCGCAGACCGGCGAAGTAAGGAACTTCGGTCTGCTGGATGCCAACACCGCCGCCGCCCCAGACAATGGCGCCGGATGCGGACAGGGCCGAGGTGCTGAAGGTCAGCATCCCGACTTGCTGCAGGTAGTGGGCCACGTTGGAGTGCATGGCGATCGAGTCAAGCTCGTCGCTGCGCTCGCCCAGCTTCACCTTGGCGGCCACAACGTTGGCCACGTTCAGGAAGTTGGCCTCGGTCATGGAACCGGGGACACCAGCGAACGATTTGTCGCTCTGGTTGGGGCCGAGGACGCCATCGCCGGCGATGCCGCCGAACAGACCCAGCAGTTGGGCTGCCAGGGTGGCGGTTTTGAGCTTGTTGATGGCGGCGGTCAGCTGGTTGCGGACGTGGGCCAGGGGGTCGGCGCCGGAGCCGAGCTTGCTCAGGTCATCTGCGGCGTAGGCGAAGCCACGGTGCAGGATGGTCATGATCTGCTCGTCGGCAGTCACGTTCGAGGGAACGAGATAGCCGCCGCCACCACCCCAGGTGTTGTTGCTGAGGATCTGGGTCTCAGAGGGGGCGATGGGGTCGAAGAAAGGCACGCGCACGCGGGTGCCGCCGCTGCGGGCGTCCAGGGCTGCGTTGCGCTGCACGATGCCGCTTTGGATCCACTTCGATTGCTCGAAGATGCCCTCGGCGGTGTACTGAAGGAATTCGGGGCGGGTGACCAGGTTCGACAGGAACGTCGAGCCGGCACCGTAGTTTCCAGCGAAGGAAGACATTGGTTAGCTCCAGTGGAGTCGGGTTTGGGGAGGGCGCCCCACAGGGGCTAGTTGATGCCGGCTTCTGCTTTTAGGAGCCTGGCTTTGTCGGGGTCGCTGGCGAGCATCATCATTTGTTGGGTGATGTTCCAGCTGTCCTTGGACCAGGGGTTGGCTTGGCCGGGGAGGGAGGTGGAGCGGGCACTACCTGCTACACCCATGCCGGCGCGGTTCGTGGCTGCAAAATGGTGCTCGTAGCCGCTGCCGGGGTTTTTCAAGTTGGCGATGTATTCGCCGACTGGAACTTCGACGCCGCCGACAACAGCCACAGGCTGACCATCTTTGGCGCGTAGGTTCTCCTGCAATAAACGATACAGCTGATCGGGCGCTAATGCACCAGCCTGGGAAAGTTGGGCGATTGCTGATGCTTTGAGTTGTTCTTGTGTGAAGCCTTGGCGGATTTGTTCGACTTCGGATTCTTTGGTGGCTAGTTGTTGTTTGAGGTCGGCAACAGTTTGTTGGGCTTCTTCCCAGAGGGTTTTGAATTCGCCAGATTCGGCGAGTTTTTGGGTTTTGGCGGATTCTTGGGCGTTGCGGAGTTCGTCGATTTGAGCTTGCAAGGCTTCGCGGTTTTCGCGGTCCTTGCGGCGCTCGGCGATTAGTTCTTGGTTCTTCGCACGAAGAGCGTCGAGTTGGGCCGCAAGATCAGAGGTTTCAGCCACAGGCTGAGGCGCAACAGGCTCCACGGGAGTTACTGGTGCGGTTTGTTCTTCGGGCACGAGTGCTGTGTTACTTGGACAGTTCTAGATTAGCAGTTAAGAAATTAGGAACCGGTTGTTTCGTCTTCGGTTTCCGGGGAGTCCGGTTCCTCGGGGGATTCGGGTTGTTCCACGAGGGCGGTGGCGGGAAGGCCGGCGGCTTCGATCTCGTCTTCGATGTTGATGTTGTCGGGGAGGATTTCGCCGCGGCGCAGGATCTCCAGCAGCATGGCGTCGCTGATCTTGCCCATCTGGTTGAGTTGGGTAAGGACCGAGACGTCTTGGCCGATTAGACGGTAGTAGTCGAAGTCGCGGTCGATGGTGATTTCCGGTGGTTCCATGCCGACGTATTGGGCGGCAAAGGCGAAGGCCTGGTTGAGGGCGCTCTCCAGTTCTTGGCTGATGATGGAGAGGACGCTGTTGGATTGGGCCTGGTCGATGCGCTTGGCCTCGGCGGATTCGGCTACGAATTTTTGGCCGAAGAGCTTGGTGACGCCCAGCGTGGACATCTGGCTTTCCAGGGATTGGAGTTCGGCCATTTGGGCGTCGAAGCTGGTGGCGTCAGCTTGGACGTAGTACGCCTTGTTGCCCGGTTGCATGGCGATGGCGTAGTTGACGCCCATCGTGGCGCTGCCGGTGGTGTCGTCCCAGCCCTCTAGGACGAGGGTGGGCATGGCGGCGATGTGGAGGGCGTGGATGAGGTCGGCCTGGCGCTGGTAGTGGGTGATGTTGAGGTTGGCGATGTCCAGCAGTGGGGGCTGGGAGATCAGCAGGCCGCGGCGGTTGCTGTAGATGGGGACCAGGGGGATTTCGGAGAGGCTGTAGCCGCCGGTGGCGGTGAATTCGACGACGTCTTGGCCGAGGGTGTAGAGGTCGTAGCGGCCGGGGTAGATGACGCGCATTTCCTCGACTTGCTCCTCGCCGAAGTCGTTCAGGGGGCGGACGTCGTAGTCGTGGATGCGGACCTGGAGGAGGCGGTTGGTGCCGGATTCTTTGCGCCAGCCCCAGATCTGGGGGGCGTCAATGTGGACAAAGTAGGGGCGGCGGCCCATGGCGCGTTCTTCGGCCAGGTTGCGGGCCTCAGTAGCCGCTGGGTAGTCGACCAAGATGGCGCTGTGGCCGTAGGTGAGGCTGCTTACCAACGCACGGCGGGCGTATTCGTTGATGCTGGAGCCTAGGCCGTCGATGTTTTGGCAGAGATCCAGCCAGTAGTCGTCGCCTTCGACGTGGATGGGTTTGCGCAGGATGGCGCCAGCTGCGGTTTCGATGAGGCGGCTGGTGTACGGCGATAGTACGGATCTGTCGACGCGGGTTTGGTAGGCGTCCTCGTCTTCGCGGGGTTCTTGGGGAAGATACGTTTCGCTTAGATCGCGGATGTAGTTGGTGCCACGCGTGACGGCGGCCATGACGCCCCAGTCGGGCATCATTGCGATGACGTCCAGATTGCGGACGAAAGGGGATTCGCTGACAACAGCGCCAGTGGGCGGAATGTTGGCGCTGTAAACCACGGCTGGACTCCTACTTTGTACCTATTTTGGCACTAGAGCTTGGGGTATGTCCCGTGCGCGAGTGGAACACGCCTGTGCGTGAGCCGTGGAATCCTGTTATTCATCACTGTTTGAAAGGTATTGATAATCACACGCACCAGTACATGAGGACTGGGGATGTTTGGCACTTGGAGAAGGCAGAGTTTTTGAGAAGTTACGTTAGGGAGTTAAAAATGTGGATACATAAGTGTGAAGGGAGGTAGTTACCATTTTGTGCGGTTGGCCCAGTAGGCGGCGGACATTTTGCCTTTGGAGATGTTTTCGGCGTGGCGGGCTTTGAAGGATTCGCGGCGTTTGCGGGCGGCGTCGCTCTCGCCTTCGCGTTTGGGTGATCCAGATACGCCTTGTTGGCCAAAGCGGATGAGTTTTACCGTGTCGCCTTCTTTGGCGAGGACGGCGTGGGATTTTTTGGGGTGGTTGGGGGTGCGCTTGGGTTTGTTGTAGCCCGAGAACTTTTCGCCGCGGTACTCAATCGTCATCTTCGGGTTCCTCGTCGTCGGGGTCGGGGAGGGGTACCAGGATTTCGACGCCGTGGGCCAGCATCGTGATAAAACCGCCCAGTGTTTCGGGGTTAGAGGGGGTTTTGAAGGTGAAGGTGGCGTGTGTAATGCCCTCCTCACCGTCGATTTCGATGTGGATGCAGCCGCCGTTAATTGTTTGGATTGCCATTAGCCGTGATAAGCGACTGCAATGTGCGGGACCACGCTGGGCGAGCCAGAGCTGATGGAGGCGATGCGCATACGAATCTTGGCGGCGGGTTTGCCGTCGTAGAAGTAGACGTATTCGCCGGCGGCGTTGATGGTTTTGCCGTTGTCGATGGTGAACCAGTTGCCGTTGCCGTTGAAGCTGCACTCAAGGGAGAGTTGGAAGTTGGCGGTTCCAGTTACTTTGGCGGCGAAGGTGTAGCTGGAGGATTGGGCCGGGACTTCCATCCAGTCGTTGACGGCAGTCATGGTGCCGCCGGTGTATTCGACGAGGTTGGTGAAGGCGTCTTTGGCGGTGATTAGGACGGCGGCCATGGTTTTTCTCCGGTTTATTTGCGACCTTTGGGTCGCTTGGCGGTTTTGGCCGCGGCTTTGAAGGCGGCGGCGGTGGGGGCACCCTTAGTGCCAGGCTTGCGCATTTTTTCGCCGCTGCCGGCGGCAATCCGCTTGCGCTTGGCGTGGATGTTGCTGTAAAGGCCGGGTTTTGCCATTACTTTTTGCCTTTTTTGCGGGGTTTTTTGGTCATTCCAGCCTCGGACATGGCGATGGCGATGGCTTGTTTGCGGTTTGTTACTTTTTTGCCCGAGCTGGATTTAAGAGTGCCCGTTTTGTACTCGGACATCACTTTTTCCACCTTTTTCTGGCCTTTGGTGGGCTTTTTGGGTGCCATGGTGGGCCAGTAGAGGGGTGTTACCACACACGATAGTTGGTCTTGCCGAGGGATTCTGGCTTGGCAAGATTGAAAGTTTGAAGGCATAAATAGCCAAGAGCGTCGAAAGCATGGTCAACTCCAAGGTTTTTGTTGGGGAGGCCCGTGTTAGGGGCGTAGGTCAGGGTGCGAAGGGACTTGATGAGTTCCTTGCAGCGGGGGTGGATGAAGAGGCGGCGGGTTCCAGTTGCATCGAGGAGGGCGGTGTTGACGCAGGTGATCTTGTCGCGGATTTTCCAGGGGTTGCGGGGGCTGGAGACGGTGAAGCCGGACTTGCGGAGGATGTTGTGGTCGGTGGCTCCAACGCCGGAGGTTTTGCGGGCGCCGCCGGTGGGGTCTGGGCAGGCGATGATGCGGCGCTCCACGCCGTAGCGGGTTTGGATTTCTTCGCAGAGATCCCAAGTGGTGGCGCCACCCGTCATGATGATTTCGTCGAATACCCAGAGGACGTCGCCCTTTTTGACCGCGCAGACTGCGGACATGGGGTCCACGTTGAAGTCCACGCCCAAAAGGAGGGGGAGGACGGGGAGGTCTTGGACTTCTTTGTTGATGTTGGCGTCCGAGAAGGAGATGGCGACGAGGCCGGAGAGATTCTCGAAGCTGGCCTCGAATTCTTGGCGGAAGGTTCGAGCGTCGAGTTGGGCGCGGGCGGCTTCGATTTCCTCGGGCGGGACGTTGTCGCCTTCGATCGTGGTGAATTGCCAGCGGTGCCAGTCGGGGTCGTCGTTTTCGCAGTAACACCAGAGGTCGTAGAACCAGCTGGCGGTGCCGTCTGGGGTGGAGATGAAGAGGGCCCAGCCCTGTTTGTCGGCCAAGGCGGGGCGGATGACCTCGAACCAGACCTCGGCGTCCATGAAGGCGGCTTCGTCGAGGACCACGCCGGCGAGGCTTCTGCCTCGGAGGGCCATTGCGTTTTCGGTGCCCTTGAGTTCGATTGTGGAGCCGTTAACTAGCTCGATTTTGAGGTCGGTTTCGTTTTTGCTCTTGATCCAGGCCTTCGGGACAAGGCGTTTCATTACTTTCCAGGCGATGTCCTTCGCCATTCGGTATGTGGGGGCCGCGTAGAAGAATGTTTCGCCCGGCTTTTCGATCGCCCCACGCAGCAATTCGATACACGACAGGTAGCTTTTTCCGAAGCGGCGGCCGGCGACGAGGACCCGGAAACGTTTTCGGCTTGAAAATACTTGGCCTTGGGCGTATCTGAGGGTTAATGCTCCAGCAGATTCGGGCATTCGTATTTTTGGGGGTACTTTCTAGGGTAGTACAGAGAATTGAACCCCGGCCCCCCATTGTTCGGCCATCGCAGCTGCAATGCCGGGGTAGGTCTTACTGCGTTCTTTCCACCTGTCACTGCTGGGACCTAGACGATTCTGGCCGCTGGGCGTCTGGTTGCTCCAGTGGCCAGAAGCAGGTTTTTTACAGATGTGTGTCGGTTTAAGCGCGGGGAGGTTTTTAAGCCACAAGCATGTCTTTTTTGACTCAGGATGCCCAAACTCATACGGTTGGATGATGCAGTCTGGTTTCCTGATACGGGTTGAAATCACCCCCACCGGGTTTTCCAGTGCGATTCTGTTGACTGGTGCCTGCAGTAGCTTAGACACGAAGGCCAAGGCGTCTTCAGTTAACTGCGGATCGCGTTTACCCCGTACTGTCCAGTGCATACCTGATGCGCATAGGTACGTACACGGGGGAAAAGCGATCAACATGTCCCAGTGCTGGTCAAGCATGTCTTCCACCGGACCTTGGTAGTGCAGCCCTGGTGAATCTGTCGGAAGCAGGTCACAACTCCACGCCTCCCAGCCATACGCCGTAAAGGCATCACGCACGCGGCCGCTGTATTCACAGGCAACAAGTAGACGCGGCATGTGCGTGTTAAACAGTAGAGATAGTCTACTACATAAGAAGAAATTGAGGATATGTCAGTAGGTTCCCTGGGCCGTGCTCCGGCCGCCCGAAACCTGAACCCCGCCCCCTCCCTCGCACTGGTTCAGTTGTACTAGCCCGCGCTAGGCGATCAGCAGCCGCCGCACCGTGGTGCGGGAGCAGCCGAGCTGATCGGCGATGCGCTGCTGTGACCAGCCGTAGGACCGCAGCCGCCTGGCCCGTTGGGGCCTGGATTCTGTGGCCCAGAGCAGGAGCAGCACGGGCAGGAGCAGGAGAGCGGCGAGGGCCGCGAGGGTTGTGGTTGCCATGGTGAGGCTAGGTGGGGTGGGTAGTGTGTTTGTATCAGTCCGCCGTGGCGCCGAGTGCCAAGCCGCTGGCCGCGAGGGCCAGGGCGAGGGGCAGGTTGGCGGTGCTAGTTGCGAGGGCCAGCAGACCGAGCGCGGTGATGGTGCGAATCATGGCTCAGCTCCCCAGCTCGCGAGCCATGCGGATCAGCCGCCAGAGCTCTGCGACATCTTTGGGTCCTGCACAGTTCACCCCGATGCGAGCCGCAAGCGCGGCGACAGCCTCGTTGAACTCCGCTTCGCGTTTGGCGTTTGCGAGCCAGTCGCGGTTGGTAGCGTTGAGCGTTTTCATGGCGTGGTGGGCCTTGAGTACCCTCACACAATAACCACGGCACAGACCCTGCCACCTTGGCAGGGCCCGCATGTTGATATTTCTTCACATTCGCGGTAGGTCAGGCCTGCCGCTTGTCCTCAACCGTGATCATCAGCTGTGGTGCTGCCGCTGCTGCCGCTTCTGGTGCGACCTCTCCTACCACTGCCCCCATGTCCTTTAAAAGCATCGCTGCGGTCTGAAGCTGTCCTTTCTTGACAGCAGCCGAGAACAGCCTTTCTCTCATCTGTGCGATTCGAGAGACCAAACGGGGCCTTTCCCTCTCGAAATCCTGCGCTACCCATTGCTGCACAGCGTCCCAGTCTTTCCAGGCGGTGCTTGTGGCGATGCCCTCTCTTTCAGCGTGTTCTAGGACAAGCTGCCGTGTCGTCAGTCCGTCCAGTTGTCGCTTATAGAGTCGCTGTTGCCGCTGCTCAATCAAGGCGTCTGGGTTGCGTTTGCCATAGATTCGGCGCATCCGCTCGGCGCTATCTTTCGGGTACCCGTTAGCGGTGAGATTCTCTACAGCTTCCGGCGCAATCTCCGAAGCCTCGCTGTTAGCTTCCGTCGCGTCGCTCACTGTTAAGATCTCCAATCCGTTTGGTTCAATCATAGGCGCACACTAAAAAGGGCGGCACACTGGCCGCCCCGTAGAGTCTGCGGCGCGCCACTCAATCCCCATACCAGAACAGCCCGGCGAACCACTCAAGCCAGTCCACCTTGCTTTCGGGGTGATCGGTCCAAGGGATGCCCCAGTCCTGATACTGCAGTTGCGGCCGGTAAGGTTCGGTATGGTGGTCCAGGTCGCCGATAATCCGGACCGCGGGACCGCCAGTCGAAAGCAGCAGCTCAAACTGAACCGGCGTGAACTCTGAGCCTGGGGCGTGCCAGTCCGAGCGGACTAGGACCGACAGGGGCATGTCGCGAGCGAAGTCTGTCACCTGGTCGGCAAGCTGGTTGAATGGAGCCAACAGGTCCCAGTCATTCTCAGCCGCCAGAGCTGCTGACGTGGGAGCCAGGTCGTCAATGCTCCAATCCCGAGCGCTGGCATACATTGCCAGGTCATAGAGAGCCTCAATGGTCTGCATGGTTGCGCGAGCCGAGAAAAAGGCTGCGCGGTGAGCGTCAGTTGGTGCCAGTGTTGCTGTCATGGTGGGTAGCCTATAGGTGGGGCTTGTGTGGGATTGTAGAACCGGAACCGGCCAGGTGTCAATAACGCCAGTGCCAGCCCAGAAGACGGCAGACTCGGAGCCAGCTTGCGTCAGTGATCCAGTCCGGACGGTGAACTGCAGCCCTAACGCCTAGGGCATCCTGTCCGGCCATATCACGCCAGAAGGGGCTGAGCCAGAAGTCAGACTCGGGATCCAGGGTGACCCACCGCGGGACCGCGGCGCCGTCACCTTCTGCGCAGCATCCTGCCAGACGGTCCAGAAGGTCCCTAAGGTCCCAGGCTGATTCTGCATAATCGTCGCAAGGGCAGCCGGTCCAACTAAGCCAGCCGGATTCTGCAAAGTCTCCTTGCTCTGCGGATTCTTCTGTGATCGTCTCGTAGGTGACTCGAAAGGTCCCGTAGGGTTCTGTGCTGCGGATGATTGTCATGGCTGCTAGGCCGAACGACTCCCCCATCATGGGCCCCAGCCTGCCGCCCCCTAGGCCGCTGTTGTGTAACTTAACAAGCCGGTCGGCAGACCTTGCGCACCTTGCTATTGTCGCAGGGTATCGCCACACCAGAGGCACCCATGAATGACGGAAGCTGGACAACCCAGCGAGATAAGCGCGAGTTGAAACAGGCCGCGGCAGATGCCCGCGAGCTGCTGCGCGAGCAGATCCGACAGGAGAAGCGCCAGCTGCGCGACCTCCGCTACTGCGCTGAGCGCTCCACACTTACCGCGGCCGAATGGCGCGATCTGCTGACGCTGCACCAGCAGCACGGCAAGGAGGGTATCCGCGAATTGTGGGAGTCGTTGATCCCATACTGGGAGGCTTGCCAGACGGTCAATCACGGGGAGCCATGCCCGTCTGACCTGCGGCCGGTCGGTCTGAAATTAAGTGCAGAAAAAACGCGCACGAAACCAACGACGCGCAGCAAACCAGGGGCACCACGCAAACCCCGCACCGATGCGGGCAAACCCCGCGCAAGCTACAAACAACGAACCACCGCAAAAGCATGATCAGTCCAACCGAGTTACAGCTGAACGATCACATCGCAAAGGTCCGAACCCGTTGTCTCCTGCCGTACCGGCCGCAGACCCGTACTGACTGGATGGCAGAGCACCAGCACAAGCCCCTCTGGTGGCGCCTAAAGTTCGCCCCACCAGCAGCAGACTGAACCTCCGGAGGCTAGGCACTTACACCTAGCCTCTTTTTTATGGCCGCCGGACGCAATAGGCCGAACCTGTAGCGCTCCACCCCAAGGGGCAGTTGTTCACCTTGACCACGGCAGGTCTGGCAGCCTTGGCGGGGACGCAATAGGACCCTTGGACGTACCAGCCA